TTCATTCTGTCTCGAACGCCTCTACTTACTCCAGCTCCAAATCCTCTATCACCTGAAAGACTGCCAGCTCCTGCGTCCATGCCACCACCTTGAAATCTTCTTCTTAAATCAGCAATACCTGGCATTATTTATCCTCTATCACAGTTGTTTTCATGTCTTTTACACCTGCTTTTGCAAGTGAAACAGCGGCCCTAAGTTTCTGATGTTTATCGTTTTCATCCATCTTTTCCTCTGCTAATTCTCTGTTTTGAACCAGTCTGAGTCGGTCTAAATTGCTCTTTTCTTCGTCTGCATCACGTCTTCTTTGCTCTTCTCGTGCTCTAATTTGCACTTCATCAGCTTTTAAACGCAATAATGGGTCATTATCTATCTGGTTTAGCACCTTTTTCTCCTCTTGCATATACTCAGCAGTTGTTTCTGCCACCAAAATAGCTTTTCTAGACTCTATTTTCTCTGAAAGTGACTTAATTTGTTGTGTCATTTGCATCATTTGTGGGTTTTGCTGCATCATTTGAGGATTCATAGCACCCATTTGTTGCATTTGAGCTGTCATTTCCTTAACTTGAGCCATTTCTTCCTTAAATTCTAGTTGAACTTGCTCTTGAGCCATCAAACTTATGTGTTCTAGTATGTTTTTTTGTACTGCAGCCAAAATATTTGGGTTTGTTCGTGCAAGTTGTGTACCCATGAACGAAATATGCGCTTTCATGTGAGCCGTGTGATCTTGTCCAGGAAACGCTTTGAAAGATTTTTGCGATAAAGCCATCATATGTTCTACACTTGGGTCCATTGGTTGTGGTGGAGAAGGTGGCGGCAATATTGCGTCAATGTTTTTTATACCCAAAGCCTCGTACATGTCTCGATAAGCGTTATACAGATTGTGCATTTTAGGCATTGACAACGCCATTTGTAATTGTGTTTGTGCCATTGTAATTCTTTGTGTCTGTGAGAAGATATTAGGGTCTGCAACAGGTATAACATCTATCCTTTGATCAAAGTCTGTTTGTTTAATTTGTCTTTGTCCACCTACAACATCGTATGGATAGTTTGGTGGTAGATAATCTGCGAACACATTTGAAATAAGCATAAATTCTTTTTTCATTGCAGCATATAATCTTTTGTGAATAGCAGACATGACCCGCGATCCTCGCTCCAATAATGCAACTGTGGTGCCCACGGCTGCCGATTGGTTACCGTCACCCACTTGCATGTCAGCAATAGACGCGAATCGTTGACCTGCTGCTACAACGGTGCCCATCAAAGATAATAGTGTTCCGTCTGGACCTTTGTAAGGCAACATTTGAAATGCATCTTTTAAATTTCCACCAGGGGCATCTACATCACGAAACTCGCCCGGCTGCAACGGTTGAGCTTCGTCACGAATTCTAATGCCTCGCATCTTGAATCCGGCTGGTAAATTAGACAAGGTTCCGGCATCGAGAAGTTGTCTCAACGCGGCAGTGGCAGTTCGTGATAAACCACCGATCATATGAATTAAACCAAATCCATAGAAGCCTAGTCCTGGTAGGAACTTAAAGTGAACAAAGTATTCAGTTCTTTTTTTGAAAGGATCGTTGTCTGCATAGTTTTTTCTGATAGATAAAACCTCACCACTGCTTTCTTCTACAGTTACGATGTATGGAAGTTTAATACCTGTTGGTTCTCCGTCTTTACCCATGTCTTGAAAACCATCCAAGTCTAAATCTACGTGACACTCTATCAGTGTAAATATTTCATCTTTGTTTGTAGTTGATACACCACTTATGTCTTGCTTTTCTTCTTTAACTTCATCTTCATGATAAGCAGGTGTGCCTAAATCAATATCTCTATAAAAACCACCAACTTGTAGTTTTCTAAGTTCGTTGGCTGTCATTTTAATGACATGCATAATTGACTCTGCTTCTTCTAATGATGTTGCACTGTAAGGAACAACTAAATCTTCAGCAGGCACAAACTTGGATACACAACGTCCAAGAACAGAATCATAGTAAACTTTTTTAAATGTAGAACCTGCAAGAGGTAGATTAAATAACATCTGATCTACTTCTGGTTCATACTCTGGCATTTCACACATGAGTTGATAGTTCATAAACTCTTTAACACGCTCTGCTTGGTCTTCTTTTTCTTTTGTGTGTTTACCTATTATGCGTGTTCTCACTGGTCCATTTGCTGGTAATAGTTCTTTATAAGCTAGTGATTGAAACTGTGTTACAGCTTCTGCAAGCACTGGATGTGTTGCACCAGATGCGCCTTGAAATGGTTCTGTCCTGTCTTCGTATTTAAAACCAAGTAAGTCTAGTCCTTTAATATAAGACTGCTCCCAGTCATCGCGTGATGCTTTGTAGTCCTCATAACTATTTAACATTTCAGAGCCAAGTGGATCTAAAACATCTTCCTCCAATACTTCTGCTAAGTTGCCCTGAGACTCGCCCATTTCCATGGCCATGGCCTGTGGGTCAAAATCTATCTCTGCTCCACCGTCCTCTGTTGGCTTTACTTCTATTGGCGGCTTTTCTGCCAAAGGCACTCTTAGTGCTTCTGCGTCTTGAGGTGCAGGCACATTTAATTTTGAACGTGTTGGTTTTTTTGGTGCTTGAAATAATCCTTTATCTATTGCCATTATCTTTTCCTCTTAAATAAACTTCCTACACCAATCGCTCCGCCGTTTGCAAACTTTAAATGATATCCTTCTTGATATAACATATCAACCACATCATCAGGAATATCTTTTGGTTCAACATTCATGTTGTACGCGACATCCGCTCTAATTTTTTCTTTGTCTATTTTCATAAACATTTCAGATTGAGTTTTACCTTTGTACCTAGGATCATCTATAACCATTTGTTCTACTTCATCTATGGTTGGTCTATTTTTTGGTGTATCTGGTAATCTTGTTAAATCAGTTTCTGAACTTCTAACTACATTTTTCATCTGCTTAACATCAGCGATTTTATCTGGTGCTTTCATACCTAGTGCTTTTAAAAGAAGTCCTAGTCCACCACCTTGCGCGTGTATTCTGCCACCTTTTGCTTTCTTTGGTTTTGGATTAGGTAGATATTTTATGATAGGTACAACTTTGTCATCTTGAACCATTTGCATTAGTTCATCAATACTCTTACCAAAGTTTTCAGGATCAGCCATTAATTCTTCAATAGCTTTTTGGTCTACTTTTTGTTGAGCTAGTGCTTTTTCTGCTCTTGCTATTCCTGACATAAGATCGTCATCATCTGTGGAAAATTTTGTAAATTCTAAATCGTCTCTTGAACCTAGTGGTGTTCCGGGAGTATTTGGTTTATCAGCCTCACCTGATCTGCCAAAAGGTAACATCTCATCTTCTGCTATTTCATCGTATATGCTTTTAGATCTTTTGCTTGGCGCTGCATCAATCACATCTTCTAAAAGTTCGTCTTTTGAGCCCATTTGTATTTTAGATTGTGTATAAGCCTCTAATGTTTTGTCATCATCAAACCTCATCCTCTTTGGATCATTAGGTGCATATCCTTCATTAGCTCTATTAACTAAAGCTGTTCTAGCTTTGTCAGGTGACGTGCCTGCTCTCTCGGCTAGATCTTGTAGTATTTCATCAAGAGGACTATCTTTTGTAATATTTCTAATCTGCGCTCCACGTCTAGGTGCTTCTGCTTCATCAAGTTGTCTTACTATATTATTTAAAATCTTTGTCTGTTCCTCAATTTTAGCAGTGCCTCTTGAGACTTGAGAGGTCATATCTGTCAATTGACTGATAAGGTCTGTTTTCGTTACCTCTGGAATCTTTGAACTGGGTGTGATGATCAATCTTTGTAATGCATTTAAAACTGCTTGTAAAAATTTGTTCATTAATAGTACGTCCTTTGTTGCGATGGCAACGGAGTATCATCATAGTCTTCAGGATGTTCTACAAAGCCACCTTGTCTAAATCTCATCACGGCTTGAGTCATGCTATCCACTAGGTCATCGTGTTCACCAAGTGGGAATGCAGCGCACTCCTCTATAACCTCTTCAGCAAACTTACGGTCTGGATACCAAACCA